TTATCATATAAGTATAACTAAATAAGATTAGTTTTGTTCAAAAAAAAGAGGGTTACATTTCTGCAACCCCCTTGAATTATCAAACGAATACTATTAACTGTTTGTGCCTGCTGTAACAGTAATAGTTGATGCGAGTGAATCTATAGTGTCAAAAGGATAGTTTGCATTAGACTCCGCAGATGCAGAAACATCTAAGAAGTTAGCTGGTTGTACTTCCATACCTGAAAGAGTAAGTGTGTAACCACTTAAATCTCCCATAGCAGCACCAGTTACAATTGTTCCTCCAGAGACATCAGCTCCGTGTTCAAGACCCATAACAAAAACATTTCCGTTATAGTCTTCAACAGCAACGTGAGGTCTTCCGTATGCTAATAACTTGATTTCTTTGTGATCCTCTTTAGTGAGTTTCTTAAGAGTCAAATTTAGCGTTTGCTCAAAGAATGTCGTACCATTCTCTCTAGAAGAAGTGATAGTTTGCTCGAAGCTACTATTCCCCTTCAATTCATATTTATAAGCAGTAAAAGTTCCAGACAAATCTGTAATCTCATCCTCGGTCTTTGCTACAGTACCTAAATCTCCATAATCGATAAAGTATACCGCTTTTAGACCGCCAACTACGTCTTTGCAGGGTTCTTTTCTACCTTTAGTTAAATCACAAGTCATATTATTTTATATTAAAAAAGGGTAGGTAGATAAATCACCACCTACCCTCTTAAGTTAATTAATTATCTATTCTTAGTTAGCAGAGTTAGTGATACCGTAAGTTACGATGTCATCAACAATACCATACTGTACACCTGCAGTAAATCTCATTACGATTCTTACGTTTTGAGAACCGTCAATATCAGCCATATCAATAACTTTAACTTCGTTGTGGTCAGATAATAGACCTGTACCGAAGAACAAGTTAGACTTCTCAGCAGCGATAGCTGTGTCAGAAGCAAGACCGTTAGCTACGAATAACTTAACACCATCAAAAGTTAGTGATCCGTTATTCCACCACTGAGTACCCATACTGTTTGTACCAGCAGCACCTAATCCTGAAGAACCAAATCCACCTAAAGCTCTTACATAAGCTCTAGCGATATTTTGAGAAACATATACGTTTAAGTCCTCGGCTCCATAAAGTGCAGAAGGAATTGCGTCTACGATTTTACCTAACTCGTCGATTACGTTACCAGCAGTTACTGTAGTACCTGCAACTTCGTTACCAGTAGGTAGAGCAGCGTCAGCAGCTAATAAAGTAGATAGTCCGTCGAATTGTCCGTTTGTAGAAGTATCACCTGTCCAAATAGAGTTCTCAGTTCTTTGAGCAACTTTAGCTGCAACGTGTGCAACAAGGAAGTCAGAGAATTTAGAAGGCATATTGTGATGCGCAGAATACCCCATAGATAAAGCCTCCCAGTCAGCTACAAAGTCTTTCTTACATAATTGCAAGTTCACTTGTTGCTCTTCTGGTTGAAGGATTCTTTCAGTTAGTGTAACAGTTGAAGTAGGATCAAAGTCACAAGTTGCATCCTTAACGATATCGTCAGTAGCCACTTTTTTGATAACCTCTTTTAACTTTACATTTGGTTTTACAGTGATACCACCGTTAGAGATAGTAGCACCTTCGAGTAGAGCAGCAGCGATATATTCACCGGCAAACTCTCCTGCGTAAGTAGTAGTAATTGATGTAGTTGTTGCCATTTTGTTTGTTTAAATAATTGTGTTTTTACTTGTTTAATCTCGCTAAAACTCTATCGAGAGTTGTTTGTGGTCCGTTCTGAGCATACAAGTTTAAGTTCTTGCTCTCAGTTGCATTTTCAGGGCTGTGAGTTAAAGGCTCTTCGTCAGCAGATAGTTCTTGAGGAACTTCTTGCTTAGATTCTTCTTTAGCCTCAATCTGACCCATTAATTTTTCTACCATAGCCTTAACTTCCGCTAACTCTTCCTTAGTGGCGTAAGACATTTCAGTTTCAGGCTCCATAGCCTCAACTTCTTCAGAAGCCTCTACGTCAGTAGCTTCCTCTAATTGTACTTCCTCTTCATTAACCTCCTCAGTGTTAGACTCAAGTTGTACTTCTTCTTGTACATCCTCTTGAACTTCTGCTGGTGCAGCTTCTTGAGTTTCCACTTCCTCAGTTGAAGACAAAAGCACTTCTTTCAGTTTAGAAACGATTTCTGTTGCTTTCATATAAATTAATGTTTATAAATATTACTGATTAAAATAAAACTGTTGTATTTTCAGGTGCCGTCACCAGTCACATTACCAATACCTTGCGCCCTTAACGAACCGTTACAACACTTTTTAGAATAAGACTTACCATCTTTGCATAAGCATCCTCTTGTGCCACCCTTAGGTGAAGAATAGCTTGGGGTTTCTTTCATTCTTTTTTTCATTAGCTAAAATTTGCGTTTTGTGTTCGTTGTATAAAATATATAATATCCCATATCTTAGCTGTACCACCGTTAGCGGTTATTCTCCACTCTGTACCATTGGTCACAAAATCTGCATCAGCGTAGTATTGGAATACACCGTGAAAGTCGTGGGTTACATCGTTGCCCTTTGCGAAAACAATATCACTTTTGATTCTGTCGTATGGTGTTCCATTACCACCTTCAAAGTGCATACTCAAATAAGTTTGATTTGCATTAGCAGCAGAGTATCTAAAAACTACTGTTATTTGGTAAACATCGTTTTCGTTTACCGCCAATACCTTAGTACCGTTGTAAAAAGTAATTGAAGGATGACTTCTGTAAACAGTTCCTGCGTTATTAGGCAATACAACCTCAACCCCATCCGCTAAGGATAGTTTATTTAGTGAAGTGTAGGTGGTGTCATCATATCTTGCCCAACCTCCAATAGTAGTAACGTTTTGTGGATATACAACTACGTTATTATTGTTATGCCCCATATAAAGAGCTGAATCAGTGCGTAGCATTGCACCATTCTCTATATTAACTGAATCTACCTCAGCCTGGGTGGTGTCTTGAACGTGAACTCTATATGAAGTGTTTTTAGTTGTAGACATATTTATTGTTTGGGAACGCAGTTAGGTACTTTTCTACCGTCTTTAGTCTTGAAACCGACCATCTCATATCCTTCTTGACAAGGATTAACTTCTTCTAACTCATTTAAACCTTTTAGCTTAGACTCTGTCCAATTAAGCATACTCTTACCTCCCCAGAGCAAATAACTTATAGTACCACAAGCCTCAGGCTTACTAGGATTATAATATTCAGCAGCTCTACTTAAATAAGAATATATGCGTTTAAGAGTTGACACTGTAAACTTCTCACCTCTAGCTAATTGCTGTCCTCTAACCTTGCCAACTTGAGTTGCACACTTATTACCTAATTCTTTGTTTCTTTCAATACCTAATTTAGCGTTATTTGATGCAGATTTAGGATATCCACCATAAGACTCTAATTCCACCTCTTCAGATAGGCTTTCTAAGGCCTCTAGAAGCTCATATTCGGCGTTTAATTCATCTAGACACTCTGAACACATATTTTCAGGTAAAGACTCCTTAGGACCATCCATTTTGTCTGCAAAATAGCCCTCTATAGAGAAGCCTTTTACTTCACCTGCTTTAACTTGGTTCCAAACGTCATCATTATTGACTTTTACAGACACCATCCAAGTTCCTACAGGTAAATTGAACTCATACTTTCTAGATTTATCTTGTTTTTCGTCTTCTATAATCCAAGATTCAACAACAGACATACCTTCTAGCTGAATTTGATGCTCTAGAGTACTATTGTTTTGATTACCTTTCATTAAAAACAGTTCTGAAGCTTTTCTAACGGTATCTTCAGAGAAAAAGATGTAATATTCATCCTCACCACTGTTTCTATATATCTTTTTATTGGGTATTAGGGCTGCACCCATCAAAATCCTCTTTTCCTTATCTACTTCAGCAAGTTTGACTTCTTTATGCTCTTTTAGAGCGATAAAATCCTCTTCAATAGCAGGATTCTCAACGACAGAGATAGCTTCTATACCACTAAACTCGTTTTCCTCGTCTATAATAAGTTCTATAATACGTTCCATATATAATTAACTATTTTAATTGTCTTCGTTTCAGATTTACCCTAAAGCACTAGTCTCTGTGATGTTTCTGTCAAGCTCACTAGCATTCTTGATATCTTTATGCACTACAAACGCTCTTAGCGGCTTCTGTTGTTGTGATTGTACCGTTTGTGCTAATTGTGACTCTGGTGATGCGCCTACTACGTTGAAGTCTGGGGCAGATATACCTGCCCCTCCTCCTGCGCCTGTGTATGAACCAGCAAAAGAACCCAATCTTGCTTCTGCGGCTTTTGCTTTTGACTTTGCTGCTACAAATTGAGCTGTTATTGCCGCTGCAGAGGCAGCATATGCAATTAAAGCAGGTATTGCTGCAGGAAAACCTAAATCACCAAGAGTTTTACCAGCACCTAAACTTAATTTAGCCCCTAAAGCACCTTGATCTGCTAATATTTGTAATGCTAATTGTGTGGCTTGTATTCCTGCTGAAATTTGAGCCATTTTAAGTTCTTGCTTTATGGCTTGTCTACCTATTTCAGCTTTTTGTTCTTCTGCATCTTTTAATATATCAATTCTTTGTTTTTCTGTTAGGCTCTGATTGGCTAATAATGTTTGAGTTCTAGCATCAACTTGATCAATTTCCATTTGCCTTTGACTTTCGAAAGAACTAAACAATATTTTATTTACATTATTAATCTCCCTAGAGATTTCACTCAGTCTACTTTTGAAGTTAGCTCTTTCCTTGGCTGCTTCTCTATCTGAAATTTCTCCCCTTAAATTAGCGTAATAATCTAGTATTTTTTGTTTTTCTTGTTGGTAAAACAAAGTATTATCTATATCTTCGTAATAAGAATCTAGATTTTTTAATGCAACTTCCTCCTCCAGATCTATTCGCTCTAAAGCATTCTCTTTTTTGAATTTTAGCAAAAATTCATTTTTTTCTA